CCACAAGGAAGTGCGTCAATTGGTGCATCTTCATTGATTTCTACCATGATGTATTTAGAATTCAAATTATACTCACCATCTAATGTACCAATCTTAACACCAATGAAGTTGTTTTGTCCTGGATCCATTGAACAATTTGTAAATTTCTCTAAAACAACAGGGTTAGAGTCAGTGTCAAAATAATCACGAACTAATACCGTAAAGTTGTTGTTTGCAAAAGAGACATCTGCGATAGAAATTTTAAGTAGTGTGTTAGCACCGTCTCCATCAGATATTGTGTATACTTTAAATAAGTCAAACACTTTGTTACCTCTTAGTTCAGAAACAACCCAAGGAGAACTTGGTGTTTGATATCTATCTAAATACCATCCTATTGAATGGATATTTCCACTTTGTGCAGAATCCAATCTAACCAAACTTGGATTTAAACCACGGATATATCCTTTTTTCCAACCGTAGTTCAACCATGATTGGAATCTTTCTTCACAGAAAAGAGGAACTTCTAATCGTGGTTTTTGGAAGTTAGTAGTTCCAAATACTTTAGTAACATAACTTGGGTCATTTTGTGAGAACGATGTTTCAAAAGTATATTGTTGTCCGTATCTGTTTGTACAGTTAACTGCAAACTTCTCATAAGGATTTTTCAATACAGAAACATATTGACCTGTCATATCAATGTTTACGTCAGTAATTCCTGTTATTTCATAAGTTGGGTTTTCAGCACTTGTATAATAAGAAATACCACGAGATCTTAATGTACCAACTACAACGTCATCATATTGTGTGTATGAAGTTCCCGTATAGTAGTACACTTTAATGTGTAATTCACCCGAATAACAATTTACCGGAACTGGTGAAGGTGTTGGTGTAGGGTTCACATGTGCCGATGGTGTAATACAAGGGTTTTGTGGTGAAGGTGTTGGGGTTGGTGTTGCCGAAGCCAACGGTGTAGACGTAGGTGTAGGGTAAAGATACTGTAAGTTTTGAACAATAGAGAAGAACGAAAATCCTGTATATCCATTTCCGTTCAATTCATGTTCGAATTGAGAATAGTACCATGGGTCATTAAATCCTGAACACAATGTATTTGCAGAGAAACCAACGTTCGGTACATTGTACACGTTAGTTGAAGCCGTAAATATTGTATCTAATGTATTATAATCGCCATCCTCAATAGAACCAAAATAAGAAATTGTGTGGTCTTCCGCAATGAATGGGGTAGGATCGGTAATTACATCAAACACTAAATCTTGAAGTTGTGTTCCAATCGTAGAAGTTCCACCGTCTCCCGTTGTGTAAGATGTATTCAATAGGTTTGCTATTTCCCATGGGAATGTTCCTTGGAATTCGATTGTAGTTACTGAGTTTGAACAAGCAGTAAAAGGAATAATGAAGGTTTCGGTTTTTGCCGATAGACACACAGGAATACAATCTATAGTTGCCCCTGATAAACACCAAACATCAATTGTTGAACAATCGACGTTAGCTGTAGTTGTTATTGACCAAGATGGTCCTGCGTCATAACCTGACAGACCCAATATTCTTGTGACAAACAATTGATTAGATTGTTGTAAATAAGCTTTAGCAATGTAACCAGCCTCATATTTTGGTATTTGTGTGTTAACAAATTTTTCAGGAGAAACTCCCCCGAAATAAGTTGTGAACTCATCATAGTTCGTTATGAAAATTGGTTCAAATGCGGGACCGATAATAGTTTCCCCCACAACCCCAAGTGTGGTAACACCAACACTTTGTGCAACAAAACTTAGATCAACTTCTGAGGTGTAGACTCCTGGAGAGACAAAAACCTTACTGTTAGATGAAGTAGCCATAATTTTAATTCAAATTTTTTTATTTATTTTCTCTAATAAATATTCACAGTTTTTGTAAAAACTTTACATAATAAAAACTATTTATATTTTGGTAAGATTTTATTCTGCCTTTTTTCTGCCCCTATGTCTAAAGATAACAAGAAGATAAAAAACCTTAAGATTGACTCCGAAGTTCACGAAGTCCTGAAAAAATATTGCGATAAAAGAGGAATTAAAATGTATAGGTTTTTAGAGTCTTTAATACTAGAAAAGTGTAAAGAAAAAAAAGATATCTACGGAGAAGATTAAACTAAACTTTCCAAGAAAACTAACTTAGATTCTGACGATACAACAGTTGGGGTTATTTCAATTTTCAACTCATCCCCTGTATTAATTTGAATTAAATCTTGATCAACACCATAAAACATGTTGTTTATGTATACATCATAAGTTGATACATTGTCAGACTCTGAAAGATTCAAATCACAAGTATAATCAAATATTGTTGATGCGGTAACGGCTGAAACTTCATAATTGAACACAGATTCTTTAGGTGTGTTTGGTACTGGTCTTTTTTTGTTTCTCTTTTGATTTCTGAAATCGGTTTCAATCATGGTAAATGTTCTTGATATCGCAGGAGATACTTCAAAATCATTTTCATCCATTAGAAATCCCATCATTGTAAAATCGTATTTTTGTATGTAATACTTTCTTTTATCAACATCCATTATAGACTCATCTGTAATACCGTCATTGATTATTGGAATGTAGTGACCTTTTATTACTTGGTAAGCCTGTCGTGATGCAAAAGTTTGATTAACAATTTGATTGAATTTATTTATTTCTCTCATTCTATTACAAACAATCGCAACTTGGAATTTTATATCGACGGGAACTGGTTGTGGTATTTTATAAATGTCCATACCGTTTCGTTGACCGTCCCATGTAGGAACTTGCATGTAATAGTAAGTTCTTCTGTTTGGAATGTTATAAGTCACGGATGGATTGTTACCGTATTTTACTTCAGGAATTCTGATTGTTGTAATAAAAGGTGGCTCAACGTTTTTATCTATGTTTTGAAAATCCCACGTTTCAACAAACTGTGACCAGTTTTGTGATGTAATCAATATGTCAACCACAGGAACTTTTTGTCCTTCTACAATCGTCTCTAAAGAACCCTTAACAAAATCTAAAAACCCACGATCTAAATCGGCATGTAAAAGTGATTTTGGAAGATAAGTTCCATCCTCTGAAATCATATCAGCCATTTGGTGTCTTCTAGCCAAAAGTGTTTTTGGGTACGTTATTGGTAGATAAGGTTTAACTTTTTTCTTTGGTAATGCCATAATTAAATTCCTCTAAATTCATTTGGACCAACATATGACCCAATAATTGATCTGTAGAATGGTTTATATCCTTTATAAGTATGTTTAATATCAGAGTATACACGACCATCATCAACAACCGTATAATATCTTACAAAATTTTCTGAATCATAATAACCAATGTAATCCCCCAAATTAATATCAATTTCTAAATCGTCTAATGTTTTTATGTAAACATAAATTGAAATGTTCCCTGGCTCTGACTGTTGTACTTTTGATGAACCAATTTTTGATGAGGTGGGTTGAGCAATGTTAACATAAGCATTGAACTCAACAGGTGGTAAAAACTTGATTCCGTCGACAAGAGCTTCACCATACACATCATCTATTTTAGTTTTGTTTTTATCTACACGATATAGTACACATGTAAAGTTCATATCACCTATTAACCATTCCTGACCCATGTCGATTTCTAAATCAAAGTCCTGACTTCCAAAAAATTTACCTAACCTAGTAATAGGAACTTTACCATTCATAACCTGTTTTATTGATAAATATCTTTTTTTTTAGTATTTTTATTAAAAAGTAGTATTGGAAAATATACAAACTCTTTTGGAACACAAAGCATTAGAAATGCTCGACTCATACTCGGGGGCAAATAACTATATCCTTTACCTAAAAAATAAAAAGTTAGTTTCTAAAAAATTCTACCCCACAAGGTCTCAAGCTGATTACATAATAACTTACCACGATACCTCCCCAAAGGTTGCAAGAAAGTGGGTGGATTTAGATACTTATTTTGCAAAAAAGTTTGCAGAAGAAAAATACCTTTTGGAAACACCAGACAAAATTTATATTGAAAAACTATTAGTTGAAAAAGAAAAGTCATATCACGTTTGGGGAAAATTTTTTGAAAAAGATCCTCTATCTGAGTTTTGGGTACCTAAATCGGCGTTAATTAAAACACACACTGTCGAAAAAGTTGATATAGACTATTCAAAATACAGTCATAGACCTCCTCTAAACCACCAAAAAGAGGCGATAGAAAAATTAGTCGGATCTAAAAGATTTATTTTGGCCGACGACATGGGTCTTGGAAAAACCACCTCAACGATTATCGCAGCACTTGAGACAGGTGCTAAAAAAATATTAATTGTTTGTCCTGCCTCATTAAAAATTAATTGGCAAAGAGAAATTTTAAATTACTCCGATAGACCTGTTTTTATTGCCGAAGGAAAAAAATATTCCGTTGAATCTGATTTTGTTATTGTAAATTATGATATTTTAAAAAACTTTCACACAACAGACCCAAAAGAAAAGGAAGAATCTTTATTATCAAAATCTAATTTTGATTTAGTAATACTCGATGAAGCACATATGATATCAAACGTACAGGCACAAAGGACTAAATTAATAAACAACTTCGTAAAAAAAATTAATAGAGTTTGGTTATTAACTGGAACACCAATGACTTCACGACCTATGAATTATTATAATCTTTTAAACATTATAGAAAGTCCCGTAGCACAAAATTGGATGGCTTACGCAATCCGTTATTGTCAAGGGTATCAATTCAAAGCAGGAAACCGAAAGGTATGGAACGTTTCAGGTGCATCGAATTTAGAAGAACTAAGAGAAAGGACCTCTAAACAAATAATTAGAAGATTAAAAGAAGAAGTTTTAGATCTACCTGATAAAATCATCACACCAATTTATTTGAGATTACAATCAAAACAATATGAAGACTTAATGGGGGAATATTACGATTGGTACGATAAGAACCCCGATGAGTCATCATCCTTGACTGTTCAATTTTCAAAATTAATGAAAGTTAGAAAAGTAATTGCAAATGAAAAAGTAAAACAAACAATTGAGTTTGCAGAAAACATTTTAGAACAAGGAAAAAAAGTTATCATCTTCACAAATTTTACTGACACATTACAAACTATCTATCAACACTTTGGAAAACAGGCTGTTTATCTCGATGGTAGTTGTAGTAATTCGATGCGTCAACAGGCGGTTGACTCTTTTCAGAATGATGAAAAAATTAAAGTATTTGTTGGAAACCTCAAAGCCGCTGGCGTTGGTCTAACATTAACTTCTGCCGAAGTTGTTATTATGAATGACTTGTCGTTTGTTCCCGCAGAACACTCACAAGCAGAAGATAGGGCATATCGTTATGGTCAAAAGTCTAACGTATTAGTTTATTATCCAATATTTGATAATACAATTGAAGGTGCGATTTATGATATTTTAAATAAGAAAAAAGAAATCATAAGAACTGTTATGGGAGATCAACAAATGGAAAATAGTGGAGATATTGTTGAAGAAATATTATACTTGATCAATAAGTCACGTTGATGATATTTATCATTAATGAAAACGACTATTTTATTTAAAGACACCAAATTCCAAGAATCTGA